GATAGGGTTGTTTATTGACCTTTTTCTCTTTCATTTTATCCGATTGCGTATAATAGTTTAAATATGGTCAAACCACAAATTTTCTTCAAGTTCTTTAGCAAACGCTTTAAAAAACTTTGCAAGTGCTTCTTTCTCGTCTTCTCCACGAAAAACTATTTTTATTCTATCAATTTCTTTCAATTCTTTTTCAAATGGTAAATCAATAAACATTTGAGCACATCCGTGATTTAAAAAAGTTATAGCAACATATGACTTAGTCCTATGTCGCTCCCCATTGTGTTCAATGGTAGCGTCAATGACGCAATGGGATTGGTGTTCTAAAGTTAATTTTCTCATGTTTTGGGGTTTTAATTATATGACAAATCTACACATCTATTCCACACTTGCGACCTAACAGGTAGGGTTTTCTTCTAATTCTCTTACGAAGGCTTTGAGAATTTTAATCAAGCCATCCCTTTCGTCGTCGCCTCGGAAAACGATTTCAATCTTTTTTACTGGCTCAACCCTTGATGTGTCATCGTTCACATAGCATTCCATTGATGTTGACGCCATATCTTGAAAGGTCATAGCCACATATCCTCCGTGTCCTGCGTCGCCTCCTTGAAAGCCAGTGTGCTCAATCGTTGCGTCAATGATGCAAAGGCCGTTGTGTTCTAAAGTTAATTTTCTCATGTTTTGGGGGTTTAGTTGTTTGGTTTAATTGGTTGTAATTACTTTTTGAATTTATCTAAATCTTTGATTGGAAGGTTCCAGCAATCTGCCTTAAAAACCCATCCATTAACATCGGTACTTCCTTTTTCATTAAATTGAGCGTTCTTGAAAAAATCATCCTTTGATTTATAGCCCAATAAAAACCCGGTTCGCATATCTTCTAAGACCCTAACAAAAAAGTAGAAATCGCATTCTTGGTTGATATTATGATTTGAAATGCTGCACAAAAAATGCTCTTCAGGATAAACGGTTGTGCTTTTGGTTTTTATTTCAACCTTAAATTCATTGATTATTAGGTCGTAATGATATTTATCTTTTCCAATAATTTTGTTATTTACGTCAAAACCTTTGTTTTTGCAATAATCAAAAACAATTATTTCACCAATAGCCCCATATTTATTTCCTTCTCCTTCTGTAAACGACCCATTAAGTTTATCAAAAGAATACAATTCCTTGGATCTTGCCCTTTGTTCATTTGTAATTGGTATGACTATCATAATTGAGTGATTAAGTTTTGAAAATCCTCAATGCTTCGGATAACCTCGTACCTGTACCCTGCTTCTTGGACGACTGACTGCCACCACTTTTGGGACAGGGACTGCTTGCCTTTCTCGGCTTTGAACTCAAGGAAGATTGCACCGTTGTCCGATAGATAGGTCATATCGGCCACCCCAGCGGTCAGTCCGATGCCTTTGAGAAAATGACCGTTGGTTCGGCTTCGGGGGTTGTTGAGGTTCAGGAACAACCGCCCATCTTCGTGGGGCTTCAAGAGTTTGAACAACTTCACGCAGGCTGCTTGCAGGGTGTATTCGGGGGTCATAAAGGATACTCGTTTGCTTTGGTGTATGGAAGTTGGCATTGGACTTGGGCGATGCCAAGGCTTCCGTTCCTATTCTTTCGGAAGATGACCTCCATCAGGTCCTGCTCTGCATTCTTGTCGTGTTCGTAGGGCCTGTAAACAAAAGCGATTTTGTCGGCATCGAACTCCAGTTGCCCGGTTTCTCGCAGGTCGGACATGATAGGACGATGGTCGGACCTGCCCTCGGTTGCCCTTGAAAGCGAAGAAACCACGACCCCGAAGACCTTCTGCCTCTTGCAGATTGCTTTGAGTTGCTTGCTGATATTGGTCATCTGCTCAATCTTGGGCTTTGGCTTGTCAATCTTCGCAGGTTCCACGAGTTGCAAGTAGTCAAGGTAAAAGCCAACGATTCCGAACTTGGCCTTGAGTTTAGCGATTTCGCCTTCAATGCGGTCAAGGTTTGCTTGATGCAGGTCAACGATGTAGAGAGGCTTGCCTTTGAGTTGGTCGGCCTTTTGTGCCAAGGTCAAGTACTGCTCGGTGCTGATTCGCTCGTCGGGTTTGAGGAATGCAGACCCGTCCATGGTTCCAAGGTTGGAAAGCATCCGCTGGGTCAGTTGGTCTGCACTCATTTCCATCGTAAAGAACACGACGGGGATTTCGGCCATGGCTTGGTTCATGGCTATCTGCAAAGCAAGCAGGGTCTTGCCCATCGCAGGACGACCACCCACGAGGATGAACTCGGAGGGCTTGAACCCCGTGCAGATGTTGTCAAGCGGGCGGATAAAGGTTTGGTAGATTTGGTCCTTGCGTCTGCCTTCCCGGACCTCGTTCATGTTGGCAAGAAAGTCCTTGGCGAGTTCGTGGGCCGATGATTCGGAGGCGTTGGATTCAACGGCTTGGATGGATTGGTAGCGTTGGAAGGCTTTGGGGATATCACGGTCATGGGCGAGTTCTTCCATTATTCTCGCTTCTTCCCTTTCCTTCCAAAGGTCATGCAGGTCTGATGCGTAGGTCTTCCAGTTGCTGACCATCCCTGCGTCCGGGTCAATACCTTCGATTAGGACGTGGCCTTGGCCTTGGTCTGCGAGGTACTTGTAGATGGTTACGACATCGACCTCTCGCTCTGCTTTGTGAAGGGACTCGATGGCCCGGTACAGGAGGACGTTGTTGCCTGTGAATAGGCGTTCAGGAATTTGGGTTAGGAGGACGGTTCGGTTCACGAACTTGTCCATTAGGCATCCAAGGAGTTTTCGCTCAGCGGACAACTGGTAGTGGTTCATCATCGGAGGTTAGGTTTGAGTATGCGAAGTTAGGGGTACGTTGGATGGCTTGGTCCTCCCATCTTTTGCCGTTGAGGTAGGTGGAAGGATGGGGAACGAATTGTGCAGGGGTTTCGGAGTAGAGGCGTTGAATGTTGCTGACCGCCAGTTCTTGCTCGGTCTTGGTTAAGCGTAGGAAGGAACGCTTGGCTCTTGCCTTGTCGGTCTTTCTTGGGAACGCTTTCCAAAAGCCCTCGAACTGCTCACTCACATTTTCTCTTCTCTCCTCTTCTCTTCTCTCCTCTTCTCTATTGAACACAGGTTCAACCTCGGTTGAAGGTAGGTTCAACATAGGTTCAACGTGAGTTGGAGTTTCTTCAACCTTGGTGAGCCTTCGTTCAGCACTCCTTTTGCCTGCTTCGGACATCTTTGTACGGTGCAAATTCGCCTCTTCCCATTGAATATCAAGGAATTTGATGAAGACGTACTGCCCATTGGTTTCAACAAGTTTGGTTGTGAGTAGTCGCTCCAAGTGTCCGTCCCCCTCCAAGTGAGCATGGTCGTGAGTCATCTCACATTCTGCGTTCCAATACACGCAGCAAAGGCGTAGGAATGCGACTTGAACTTCGGCAGGTTGCCGTGATATTCTGCCCATCATCCAATCTGCTGGGGAGAATTTAAACCAAGATATTTGCTTCATAGCGGTAAAAAAAAACCCCGACTGGTCGCAGCAGCCGGGGCAGGGGTTAGTTGAGGAACCCTTTTATCTGACATCTACTTGGCTGCGACTTCAAGCGGATGCGTTTAATTGTAAATGTAGTACGCCTGCAAATTTACACTAAAAAGGCAGGTCCGAGCCTTGTTTTTGTGAATTTTCTTGCTCTTGCATTGGCTCCATCTTTCCTGACAAAAACTTCTTTCCGTTGGCCGATTCTTTGAGCCAGCAGGAGAGTTTCATCTTGGTCCCGTCAGGGAGGACCGCATCGCCCCTGTAATCGGGACGCTTGGGGTTGTCGCCTTTGTCGTTGGCGAACAGTGTGAAGGTGTTGGGTTGGGGGGTGTAACTCATGGTTTTGTTGATTGTGAAATTGGGATTGGGTTTTGGATAAAATACATACAGGGACTTATTTGAACCGCCAGTCCAAGGGCTTTGAGGTCGTGCAAGATGCGGTAAGTGCTTCGTTCACTTACTCCAAGCAGTCGCTCAAGTTGCGATGCCCGATAGGGTTTCTCGCAAAGGAGGGTGTATGCCTCCATTGTTTTCTTCGCTCTCTTGCTCATTTGAAACTAACGGCTATAGACGCTTTCGTGGCCTTGGCGGTGCAGACTGGAACCTGCTCGCCTGTTCTTTCATCAAAGATAGCGGTCTTACCTGCTTGCCGAAAGGCGAGTTTAAGGATTTCTTCTCGGTCTTTCAACTGGGCCTTGATGTCGGCATACACTTCATCTTCCTCGTAGTTAGGCGTGAGGCTCCCCTCCTTGAGGGTAATCTCTGCACCGAAGGCTTGGAAGGTCTTGCCATGCTTGGACGCTTCGTCGGCTACGGTCTGCTCGGTGGCCTTGATGGTGGCTTCCAAAGCCTTGACGATGGCCTTGAGTTTGATATGGGCCTCCACCGGGTTTGCCTCACCATCCTTGATTCGGCCGGGCGATTTCTGCCTTGCAGATGTCGCTCTTGGGTATGGTAATTAGAGTCGGGTAGGTCATGGTTTGGATTTGAAAGCGTCAAAAATTTGATTGCAGTACTGGCCGTAAGGGATGCCGACCGCATTGGACAGGTCGATGCACTCGCCAAGGGTCAGTTGGATGCAAAGGGTTTTCTCGGTCAAGGCTCTTACCAAGTCAAGGCCAATCGTCGGGTATTTTTCTTTGAACTCAAGGAGTTTCTTAAACTCGTCAGCGTTCATTTGTTCGAGTAGGTTCATGGTCTTGCAAGTTGATTTTGAATGAATTGGATGCCTTTCTCGAATCGGGCCGGGGTCATGTGGTCGATGTCCTTCATGAACTTGGCTGCCTGCTCCTTTGGGAGTTTGTCAAGCAAGGCGAGGAAGTCAGCCTTGAGGGTTGCGGTGGTCAGTTCATCGTAGGAAGGAACCAGTCCGAGTTTGTCGTTGAGGTCGCCAAGGTTCTGCTGGGCAATCGCCATCTGCACCTCGTTGGACGATGCGATGCTCGTTTCAATGCCGATTCCAATACAGGCCAAGGCACGGCCCCAAGCAGATGTTTCGCAGTTCTCGACGTAACTTGTCTTGTTGATCATGCTGGAGGTGCGGTCCTCGGAGGCGTGGCCTGTTGCACGGATGCGACCTTCGTTGTCCCGGATAACTGCACGGACGCAACAACGGTCAGCGTGTAGTTCTACGAGTTCGGATTCCAACGACCAGCCAGCGTAGGCCGATTCGTTGCGAAAATACAGGAGGCGTTGATTGACTTCAACGTAGTCCTTGCCCTTGATGTTGGTGGTTTTGAATTTGTGCATGGTTTTGAGGTTTGGTTTGGGTT